GCATTCCTAATAGTAGCTGGACTATCCGCCCTGGCTATCCCTTTGTTCTTTTATGTGGAGCGCTAACAATGAAACCCCTATACCTAATCGCCTGTAGCGCCGCCAAGCTCGACCATGCTGCCCCAGCTGCCCAGCTCTATACCGGCCAGGCTTTCAGGCTTGCGATGGCCGCAGCCGCGCGCGTCGATGCTGACGTTCTAATCCTATCGGCCATGTATGGCGCATTAGAGCCCACCGACCTATTAGGTCCCTATGACCGCGCATTGTCCAAGATGAGCCGCTTTGAGCGGGGTATGTGGGCTCAGCGAGCCGCTAACCAGCTGATACGCAACTATGGCCGCGATATCGTCGTTCTAGCTGGTAAGCACTACGCCCAAGCCCTAGCGGGTTTCCCCAATGTTTCCTATCCCCTACGCGGCCAGGGTATCGGCCAGCAACTCCAAACCCTGAAAGGTCTAAACCATGCTTAAAACCATGCCCGCGAAATTCTCCAGTACTTGCAGCCGGACCGGCCAGCGTATCCAACGCGGTCAAATGATCGTATACGACACGGCCACGCGAACCGCTAGCCTTTTGAGCTTTGAGGGCTTTGAGGGACGCCATAACTCTACCGGTGATTACATCCGGCCCGACTATGTGAGCCACGTTATCGATTTTGGAAGCGGCCGACAGTACTACCGAAACAAGGCCGGACGCTGCGAAGACGCCCCCTGTTGCGGATGCTGCACGATATGAGGCAGCACTACAAACCGCGCAGCCGGACGCTGGACATTGTCGGCGCGATAGTAGCGGCCCTTATTTGGACCGTTGTTTTTTATCTTTTTTGGAGCTTAAATTATGAAAACTGAAAACATCCTCGGCCACCTAGTAGACAAGTTGGCCCAAGTCAAGGCAAAAATTGCTGACCTAAAAATTGACGAGCAAGCCCTACGGCAGGAGCTTATCGACTCGGGAGAGTCAACGATTGAAGGTGTGTACCACCGTGCCGCGATTAGCCCATCAGAGGGGAAAATTACTATCGACTGGCAAGCTTTAGCGATGCGCCTAAAACCTAGCCGCCAGCTAATCAAGGCCCACACCAGCCAAGGCGACGCATATGCCACCGTGCGTATATCCGCGAGAAAATCATCATGAACGAATTACACCCACTATTCCAGGCTATTTTGCGCCTGTACGCGCCACCAAACCCAACCCCCGAGGCTATAGACGCCGCCATGCTGGCCGATAAATTGGCCGATGGATACAACCAGCGAAACATCGAGCGCGCCATCCGGCTTGAACAACAAAACCCGAGGGATTGACCATGCAATACACATTCATTCGCGCATCCGGCAACCGCAAGACCGGCCCTATCCCCCAAACGTATAGCCCGCGCGCCAGCTGCCCGCCCAGCTGCGCACACTACGGCAACGATTGTTATGGTGAAGATTTTTACACTCGAATGCAATGGGACAAGGTCCCAGCGCGAGGCGTACCCATCGACCAATTAGCCGGGCATATTCGCAGCCTACCGCCGCGCACGTTATGGCGCCACAATGTCGCTGGTGATCTTCCAGGCATTGGGGAAAACGTCGACGCTTACGAGCTGGGGCAAATAGTGGCCGCCAATATTGGCCGAAAGGGTTTCACCTATACCCACAAGCATAGCGCCCAGGCTATCAATTGGGCGCGCCATGCGACCGCTTGGGGGTTTACTGTAAACCTATCAGCTGATGATGCCGGACACGCCGACACGCTCAGCGGCCAGGGTTTGCCGGTTGTTTGCATAGTCCCTAGCGACACGCCCAAACTGTCCTACACGCCAGCCGGACGCCGCATTGTCGTATGCGAGGCGCAAACCCGCGACGAATCGACGTGCGAAAACTGTGGAAACTTCGATGCATGGTGCGCGCGCCCCGACCGCGATTTTATCGTTGGGTTTCGCGCCCATGGCACCAAAGCAAAGCGCGCCGACCAGCTCGCCCGCAAAGTAATCCCTATCCTGAAAGGCTAACCATGACTCACCCCGAATTTCACTACATCGACGCGGGCTATCGATACGAGCGTTTAACCGCGCCCGCCCGCCGAATCGAAAGGGCAAAAGAGCTGCAAGCGCTAATCGCGGCCGAACAACCCGAAAACCGCACCCTGGCCCGCGAGCTTATCCAGCGAGGCCGTCAAGAATTCCAACTTCACGCAAAAGGCTAAAAATGAAAACATCCACCGAGTTACTTAACGAGCTTCGCTTCCAAATGATCGCAATAGAAGAGTTACGCGAGGCGCTAGACCGCTTGGCATATTGGTCCGGCATGGTCCACAAGCATATACCCGACTCCACCCTGGCCGACGAGCTGATGGACGCGGTTCACACCGCCCGAGGGTTACTAGACAAATGACACTTAAAGCCTCGCGTGCGGGGCTTTGGGGGCTATTTTGCCCAACATTAACAGGAGTTAAAGTTATGGATACCCACAAATTAGTCCGCGCAGACGGCACGCCCGCCACGATTGGCGATTTTTACATCACTAACCGGCTAGAGAGTTACGAGCTCACCGGCGGACGGCCGCCGCAGCACCCAGCCAGCACCGGCAGGGTTTACGTAAGGGAAGCAAAAGACGGTTTTACGCGGGAATTCTTTCCCTCTGTGATTGGCCTTAAGTGGGAGGAAATATGAAACGCTGCGATCATTTATTAGCCGATAGCTGGTGGGAGCATGACGGCCGGGGCATTCCCTTGGCCAGGGTTTGCGACCGCTGCTACGACCAAGTAATGGCCCGCTATGACCCGAAAATATTCGAGTACTACAACCAGGCCGACGTTGACGAACCAATTGAGGGGGACGAATGGTAATCACAGAACCAAACCAAATAGCGCTTTACCGGCTATTGACGCTGCGCGCTGGGCTCCGGCTGGAGCTGCGCGGGCTAAAGATTAGCAAAGGGCGCACTTGCTATGCAATCATAAAGCAGGAATTAGGATTCAAAGGCGACAAAGCCAGCGTCCTAGAGCAATTCGAAAACTATTTGTCCGCGCATGATCCATTTATAAGGAAAGCAACATGATTTACCGAATCTACAACCACAACCACGCCCTACTAGGGGAATTCAAAACGCAAAAAGAGGCCAACGATGAGGCCATGTTCTATATGCGCGAGACAGGCAATCCCGCTTACGTTATGAAAGAAAAAAAATGAAAGTCACTTTTACCTATAACCAAATGCAAGCATTCGCGGTTGGATACTTCCACGCCCGCACCGACCAGCACGAGCAAAACGACTTTATGACGCCGCTGGAGATATGGTCCTACCACCGAGGCTACGATACTGGCGTCCAGGTGCGAGAGCTGGAGACTGCGCCCTAAAAGAATGGGCGGAGGGACTCGGCAGCCGCCTGGGTGCCTACCCTCTGCTCGTAATCGTTAAAGTCTTCCCCAGCCTCTCCTAGCCAATAGCGAGAGGCTATTTTTTTAGCAGTCCCTATCCCCATTGCATCGTTGTCGGCCACCACAATAGGGTTGTCCAGGCTTTTGGCTATCTCCAGCATATTCCCAGCCGAGAAACAAACGTGGATGCAGTAGCGCAGCCGCAAGAGTTTCAGCGCACGGCGCACCGACAATCCCGTAGCCAAACCTTCCACGAGGACATTCGGCCCCTTGTTGTCTATCACGAGGCTTGCACCTTTGGTCTGCTGCCCTGACAAAAACCGCTTTGTTCCGTCTATATTTATAAGCTGGAGGCCAACTAAGTTACCAGCCACCCGCATGGGTACAGTTAACAACCCCTTCCAAACCTTGGACGGCTCTGTAAATCCCTTGCGAACTAGGTAAGGGTGCTGCTCAACTCTAACATTGTTAAAGATGAATGCCGCCTTTTTAGCCGCCTCGGCCTGTTGTTTCGCCCTGTCCTCGCGCTGCTTTTGGCGCTTGGCCGCTGCCTGTGGGTCAGGCACGAATGGTTCGCTGGACACATACCTGATGGGAGATTCGTGGACCGCATGGTTCTGTATGAGGCCACTTCTGCCGTCAAAGATGTACGCGCCGTTCTTCTTTCGGGGGTGGTCTTCTGTCGGCACTCTCACCCACCGGCCCTCAATTACATGGTCGAGCATGAGGCCATGCAGCCTTGCAAAGTCTTCAAACGTCATGCTCTGGCCTTCGCTGAAGCAATGATTCGGCTTCTGATCCATTGGAGAGTTTTAAAGCTGGGTGACTTTACCTCTACTCCAAGTCCACGAGGAAATGCTCCATACTTTTCTTTGTATTTGTATGCAGCCCAGCCATCTTTGTATCCGCGCATACGGCCATAGTACAAAAGCTCAGAGTAAAACTTCTGATTCTCGGCCACAAAATTCTTTTGGCTTGTATCCAACTCAACCATTTGGCCTGGTACGTTTAAAACCTCTTTCATGGGCCGCGTCCAGCCACATTCCCCGCAAACCCTGTCTGGCCAGATCCAAAGCGCACCGCAGCCGCCGCACTTTGAGTCCTTTTTCTTCTTCTCGGTTGGCTCTTTCTTGGCTGATTCAGCGCCGTCATGCAATTCTGTGACGCCTTCATCAAACAAACCATCCCATTCTTTTCTGAAACGTAGGTAGTTTCCTGAATGATCCAACCACACGCCATGCGTTTTACCCTCGCAGGGTCGCATAATTCGGCCCATTTGCTGGACATGGGAGCTAAAAGACTTGGTAAACGGCCTAGCTGACACTCCTATCAGCACATCAGGCACATCAAAACCCCTAGTTAGTATGTCTGTGGCAATTAGTCCGTGAATTTTCGTGTCAGGGGCGCTGAAATCCTCAATTGTTTCCCTTTTGAAGTCATCATCCTCCTTGTAAGAGATGGAAACAAAGTTATATCCGCGCTCGTTGAACTGGCGCACAAGATCGCGTCCATGCTCTACGCCGGAGGCAAACACCACAGTCTTTTTAGGACCGCCGAACAGTTGGTTGGTCTTATTGATCCACTCGTCAACTATGTCGCCGGTAATCTTCATTCCGCGCTCTGTTGCTTCGTTCTGCGACCATTCGCCGGCCACTTTCTTGGCGCCGGTCATGTCTATCTCTTTTGAGATAAAGATCTTCAGAGGCACAAGCCACTTCTCTTCTATCAATTGCCCCGTAGGCTTTGCCCCGACTACATGGGTGTAGGTAGAGCCCAAGCCGTTAGTGAATGGGGTCGCGGTCAAGCCAATGACGCGAATCTCTGGGTGTTCTTTAATGAACTCTATGACCTGCTTGCGCTGGACATGGCACTCATCAATTATCAGGAGGCCAACATCTGGGAAGTCATCCCTACGCTCCAAAGTCTGCGCGCTGCATACCTGGATTCTTTCGTAGGGACGATACCGCCAATGGCCCGATTGCATCACGCCGTGATTGATGCCGTACTTTGATAGGCGCGTGCTGGTTTGGTTGACCAACACAATCCTATCTAGCACCATCGCAACCTTGATGCCCTTCTTAGCCTCTTGAGCCATGATGTGCATGGCTACTTCTGTTTTGCCAAACCCTGTTGGTGCGTACAACAGTTGGCAGCGGTGCTGGGTGAAACCCTGTTCGAGCTTCTCCACCACATCCGCTTGATGTGGTCTTAATTCAATCATGCTTTCTCCTACTGGGAAACCGCCCAGCTTCGGTGTTATGCGGCCTTTTCGGCTCTGCGCTTCCAATAGTTTATCTGCTTGAGCATCTCAGCATTCTTAGACATGAACTCATCCCTACTCTGCGTCATGGATTTAAGTTTAGCCTCTAGCTCTTTGACTTGCTCTCGCAGCGACTCAATGGTTTCCTGAACCTCGGCTCGCGCCTCTTCTGAAACAGGCAGGGAGCGTACAGCAAGCATATCTTTGAGCTTTGTGTTCTCTTCAGATACCGCACTGATTTCTGTAGCTAACTCATTGAGTTTATCTTCCTCTTCAAACTCTGGCTCAGGATAAGCCGCAGGAAGGGCGGTAGGCTTGCGGCCAATGTTGGAAGTGTCACGGCGTTTGCCGTCTTTACCAACAGTAGTTTCTTTCTTGAGGCCCAGCGCCTTGCGTACACGGCCTACAGTCATGTTGCTTACTTGGCAAATTTGAGCTACTTGGGTGTCGGATAGTTCGCCTAGCTCAATGTCTTCAAGGGCCAGTTGCACGACATAACGGCGCTCTTCAGGGGAACGGGGTTTACCGTGTTGTGAGTTTGCTTTGAGTGAGGCAATGAAAGCATCGCGCTTGGTGCCTTGAGTAACGTTGGCGGAAATGTCTTTGTGTGCTGCACGTTTGTGTGCGTGCCAACGATGGAAGCCATCAGAAGGCCAGTAGTGCTTGCCGTCGAAGTGCAGGTCGATAGGCGGGAATTCTTGGCCCTCAAGTATCTCTTCGGTGTAGTGCTGGACCAGGGTTTCGTCTAGCTCTTTGCGGGGTTGTGTTCCACCATCAAGGCGGATTTTAGTCAACAAGATTTTTTCAGTCATTTCTTTCCTTTAGTAGTTGGCGCAGTTGCACCATTGCGTCTTTGAGGTCACCTTGCAATTGCATGATGGCCTCTTGTTGTGCTTGCATCCTTTTGTAAGAATCCAATGCAAACTTTGCTAAGTTCTCATTGGACCAAGCTGCGAAATTCGGCATATCCATTCATCTCCTTTCGTTTAACGGTTTTTTTAATTGGTTTAGGGCAATTCTCAGGGGGTACTATTACACACCATACCGCCGCCAATTGGCTTTTGCAAGCTGTCCATCTGTCTATGTAAGCGTCGGGCATTTGGGGTAGGGCGCGGTTGATAGCGCCCCTGTCTTTCTCCAACCGCTCGGCTATATCAGAGATGGTCAGGCCGTCAGGGTATTTTTGTAGCACCATGCGGATGCCGTAGTGGTTGGACTTACGCATTTGGTGGTGTGCAAGTGTGTATCGTTGTCGGGTCTGCTGTGCGCTTACCGCAGCGTTCGCAGAAGTTACGCTCCCGCGCTTCCTGCGCATCTATTATTTTGTTTGCCATATCCAAAGCATTCCTCAAGCGGAGCAATTCAAGCTCAATGTCTTTTAGTTTGGCAATTGTCTCAAATGTTTTTTCTTGTGAGTTCATGTGTTCTCCTGTGGTGGTGTGCAAGTGTGGATGTGGTCAGCAGCGCCTAATCGTTTGCCGCAGCGTTCGCAAAAGTTGCGCTCTAGTTGGTACTTTTTCTTTGCGTCAAAGTACCCGCTTTGATACGCGATCAACAACGCATTGCCATCTTCTTTGTATGTTTTGGTGTCATCATCTTCGCAATACATTTCAAGCGCTCGGGTATACGCTGCTTGGCTTGTGTAATCTGATTCGAGTGGTCGTTTCATTTGTTATCGTCCTTGAGTTTATCCGTTACAGCTTGAGCAATAATTAAGAAGTCACAAAAATCAATTTCTGTTTCCGTTTCATCTGCTATTTTTGATACACGCCACCATTCAAACCATTCATTACCCGTTAGTTCTACCCACGGGCGCTGTGCTGCGGGTGGGGTGTAGCCACCGCAATCGCATTCACCCTTTGGGTAAGCTGGCTCGTTATGAACAGCGCAATCAGACCAATGCGCCACCGGCTCCTGCGCTGGCTGTGCTAGGGCTTGGTGTATGAATGCGATGGCTTCCTTTGTTTTTTTATTGATTGGTTCAGTATCAAAACAAATAGAGTAGTAACCGTCCAAACACTGCTCTAAACCACTATGAGTTTCAGTTCCATTTACAAGCAAATAATTTGCTTCCAACGCCTCAAGCGCCAGCTTCAATGCTTCACGTTCCATTGTTTTTCTCCTGTGCCAAGGCTGCTTGCCACCCTGCCCATGCCCAGTACGCAAAGGTGTCTTTTTCGTACGGGTTGGTGCTGTCATCGTAGTCACTATCCCACCACGCATTAAACGCTTCGCTGGGTGCGTCCCACTGCGCTGGCTGTGCTGCGGGTGGGGTAATGTAGAGAACAGGAATCCATTTGTCTGGAATTGCTTTGCCCATGTCAACCCACGGTCCTTTGTAATTTAGACGATCTCGAACATCAACACGCATTACCAAATGTGGGCCATCCTCCCACGCCACAGGCTCTTGCTCTGTGCGCTCTGATTGCTCTGCATCTTTCATTGCCGCCTTAAAGTCAGCCACAAAATCTATTGCTTGCAAACCATACTCCTTAAGAATATTCTCAACAGCAGGAAACCAATCTGGTGGCTCTGTGCGCCGTGGTGGGTAGTTGTTGCTACTACAAGCCACACATTCATAAAGCACCCCCGCTTTGCATTCAGGGCATACAGGCTCCTGCGCTGGCTGTGCCAAGGCGTTGATAGCTGTGAGGGTTTCGTCTGCAAGCTCCCCGCACCACTCATCTTCCCACGGTGTTGTTGCATGACGCGAAATTTCTTTCAACGCCTCAAGCGCCACAGTCAATGCTTCACGCTCCATTGCTCTTCTCCTGTGCCAAGGCTGCTTGCCATCCTACCCATGCCCAATACGCAAAGCTATCCCGTTCGTACGGGTTATGGCTGTCGTCGTAGTCACTGTCCCACCAATCGTTAAATGCTTCGCTGGGTGTGTCCCATTGCTCTAGCTTGTCCAACGCCGCAGCGCGTTTTGATTTGTAGCCTGTCATCACTTCCCCCAAATTAAAAAAGATAACAGCGTTACTGTGGCGGTCACAGCAATCACGGCAACCAATGCCTTGACGCTGGCGAACACTTCCTCTGAAGGGTCAGGGTCATGCCTGCCACGTTCCATATATGCTTTGTCTGCTGGTTTCATTTGTTGCGCTCCTTGAGCATGGCATCTGCCATTTCGTATGAAGCCTGTGCTATTTTTCGTAGCCACTCTGTGGCAATGTCTGATTGGTCGTGAATTCCTTCGTCTATTAAAACCGCTTGCATAGCCAATCCCGCAAAGTGGTCCCGCATAGTCATGTCCCTTGCAAAGCCGCCTGTCTTTACCATCCAGTCGGTGTAGTCTTGGGCAATTTCTTTTGTGTCTTTCATTTGTATTCTCCAATGTGTTTGTCGTATAACGCTAGTAGCGTGTCGCGGTCAATGTAGTAGTTGCGTACCACCGCTAGTTCTTTTAGGTCATGTATCAGGTTGCAAATTGCTTGCTTGTGGTGCTTGTCGTCAATGTCGTATTCCTCCACCAACTTGGCGCTCCACTTCTCAGGAGTCCCGTGTACGCGCAAGTGCCTCACTTGTATTCCTCCACGCGAGCGTTGAGCCGCGCAATTCGGTTGACGTTGTAGTCCACGACGGACTGGGCGTATTCCACAGCCGTCTCGGCTTCGAGCTTCTCAAGGTGAGCGTGTGCCAGTTCAGTAGCAATCACTTCAAGGGGGCTGGGTTTGCGGAATGGTTCGCGCATTAGTGTCATTAGTTTATTCATTTGCTTTCTCCTTTTTTGCGGGCATAGTAAGCCCTGTGATATGCCCTTCGCTTCTCACGAATAGCATCTAAATCTTTCTCCGGCTTTTTCTTGGCTACATTTTTTGCATACCAATCACGCCGGTATTGAAGTTTCTTTTCCCTTTCTTTTTTTATCTCGTCCTCAGTAAGAACAGGCTTGTCTTTACTGCGCGCCAAGACGGCCGCGTAGGGACTACTAAGCACTGACCTTAATAGGTCAAGGCGGACATTTTGATGCCTCAATTGCTCTCTTAAATCCGTGACCTCCTGTTCCAACGCAGTTATCCTGTTAAAGATATTCCAACTCATTTGCTTTCTCCTAAGTTGCCAAGTTGTTCCAATGTTTCTTTTATCTCATTACCCCCTATCAATAGTGCGCACATCTCCTGTAACACGGTACGTTGATCAACCATAAACATGTAGTCAGGATCAGGACACACTAAAACCTTGTTTAACTTCTCTATGTTGTCAGCGCATCGCTCGTGGTGCAACTTTGCAAGTGGCTTACAAATGTAGGAAACATCTTTTGGGTCCATGCCGTGCATTTTGGCTATCGCTGTGTAGGTCATTCCACCTAGCCAGAGGTTAGCCAGGTTGTTATGAAAAGTCTCGGTTTCGGCAAGCTGCTGAGCCCATGTTTTTTCCCACTCTTCCTCAGGATATATTTCTACCTCGTACATCCCATCAACCCAACGGCCTTTGCTAAGATCAAAATTTTTCATAACTTTCCCAAAGTTAAAAGGTGAGGGTACTCG